CTCATTAGTCTACAAATTCAGTGCTTTGTATCACTGCTGCTGAATCGATTGCCAAAAACTTAGCGGCTGTAGCAGCGTTCTTGCTTAGTACAATGAGTCCTTGCTCTTTTACGAGAAGATGCCCATTGCTTGCAGTGGGGGCCGTTCCGTCAAATGTAACGTATACATTATTGTCCTGAATGTCAATAAGGACATAATCAGTGTCTGTATCGAAATCGGCAAATGATGCTCCAGAGCCAGTGGTGGCTACAGATAGATTTTCTGGAGTGCCGTTCGGGTTTACGTTCCCGATGTATAGATTGGAAGTGCGTGAGTTCATTTATCGTGATTGTTGAGAGACGTGCGTTCTAAAGCGTTTGCCTATTGTGTTGTTATTGGCTACTTGCTGTGGGTTATCCATTTCTTCGCCTAAATAGTTTTCAGCTATCTGGTCTTCCAGTACAGCCTTTTGGTGTTGTCCATCCAGTCGAAGAAAATCGGCGTATGTGGCATGGGCCATGTAGTAGAAAAATTCTTGCGGAACTTCTGTGCGACTATTGGATCCATCCGTATCCAGGTCCGTCAGAAGAGTGATGCGCTTTTTGTATGTCACCCACGCTTGGCTTTCCTTGGCATCTACCGCATTCAGAATGTGCGCCCCATCAGTTTGAACGCCAAACTCGTATTCTATAGATGACTGATTAAGGAATGGCTGATTGCGATGCATGCGGATAAATTCTCCAATATCGCTCAAGTCCCTCACTTTCGGCGCATTTGCCTTAGCCGACGTAGAGGCCCCAACGGTCCAGCCTGTTTCTGTTATGCTGGTTGAACTAAGGGAGTAGTATGCAGTTTCAGTGGCGTTTGGAAAACCTTCTATAATTATCCAAGCGCTATCGCCACTATTCCTTATTAAGCTAAATGCTGCGGTCTTTACCTTGCCTGTTCCGGTGGCAGATCCGCTAGCGGTAAATATAGTGCCAACATTGTTATCGGCAGCGCCAATCGAAGTGAAATCGGAAGACCCGGCATATTCAATTTGGTACGCTGTTCCGCTTTCTATAGCGGTGGCGGATATATCAGTGGTGTCGTAATGCGTATACGCCGATTGGCTGTTCTCTGTTCCGTTTAGTTTATATAGGCCATTGACGCCATCAACGCCAGCTCCAAACACATAATAGCCATCTTGAGTAAATGGACATATCTGGTTTTCAATGGTGCGCGGCTCTGCCGAGATGAGGTATCTGGCCCAATATGGCGTGCGGTTGTACGCTTCGTACATCCGCCTGTTCGCTAAAGCTAATAGATGAGCTATTTCAGCAGTGGTAAAATCGGATGTACCCGCCAAAGCGGAAATCAGATCATACAAGTCTTTATTAGCCTTGTCCTGCATTATGCGTTGTTAGGTGAAAGATCCTTAAACCTTTTGTTATAGTCTCGGATAAATTCTTTGGAATGCACGGTGTCGTTGCCGTACTTCTGGGTTAGCCGAAAAAATTCTCTGGCTGGCATCACTGCCACGGGCTTCCCGAGTACGGGATGCTCCTTGCCTTTAAGTTCAGCGGCTTCCTTCCTAGCAATGTTTGTCCGGGCTTCTTCAGTGGCTTTCTCAAACTTGAAACCGTTGATTATCTCGCGCATAAACGCTCGATTGACCTCGCCATCGCTATACCTTGGAAGGGATGTAATAATTTGCATAAAGAAAAAGGGAGGCCAGAACTGGCCTGACCTCCCCATTAAGAATGTATTCAACCAAGATTAGACAAACTTGCTGGGGTCCAAAATCTTCAATCCAATGAAGAGTTTGCCAGCAGTGAGGTCATCATGGGTGCCATTGATTTCAGCAATGATGTCGGTGTCCGATTGAACAAGCTTTACGGGAAGCGCGCCACCAGCAATGGTGGTAGTTCCAGCAACTTGAACAAACGAGTCGCCAGTGTTGGCGACTGGAGCAGACATTCCATCAACGTCCAAGTTGTCGATGAACTCGTCTGGGTCGCCAGAAGTGGTTCCAACGTCAAGCGTGATGTCAGTAGCTCCTGCAAACGCTTCGGCCTCATAGGCGACACAGTAAACTACGCCACCACCTGCGGGGATGGTAGCAAGCTTTACTTGGTTTGCAGCTCCAATAGTAGACAGAAATCCGTCTTTTTGGAGATCATTGTAGCTGATAGTCGCGTAATGGGTAAAATCGCCATTAGCTTCATTTACTGTAGGGATAGCCATAATTATTTTCCTCCTATGGTTTAGCTAAGGGTTGTGATTTTACCATGAGCGCCGGGATGGTAAACCGCGAGCGTAAGCGCGCAATCAACGTATCCACGCTCACCGCCGCCAAGATTCGGCAATCGAGAGCTGCCCATAGGGATGAGTTCGCTAATGCCAGCATACTCAGGATTGACAAAGTAGCCAGTGTCCTTGTTTGTGGTATCAGGAGCGCAATCCGGGTTCATATTAACGATGGAAACAATTCCGTGGTCAGACTGGTAAAGCTCAACGCTGAGCTTTATCTTGGCGGAATCTCCATTGTAGTTGACGTTGCGGATAGACGTATCTGCGCCAGATCCATCTGGGTCAAGGCGAGCAAAGTCGCTGATGACTCGACGGAGAGAGGTGTCGGCAACCAACGTCAAAGAGTTGGTCGTGCCGCTAACCCGGTAGATGGAGGTGATGATGTTGTTCATCACAGTTTCCGTGAACGTGCCAGAAGCATGAATGCTGCCAGATGGCGTGCGGAAAGCTGAAGGGACGTCAGACGGACCAGATGAATCAATCCAGTCGCCAAGGCCACGCAACTTGTAAACAGTGCCAGCTCCATCCTCTGCGGATCGATCGTTAGTCGAAAGCAAAGTGGCCTCAACGTCGCGCTTCAGCTCGCGAATAGCCTTAGCTTCAGCTTGGGCAATTTTAGCAGGCCCGACAGAATCAACAGCCTCTTGGAGGTCGCTGACCATGAAGTCCCGGCGAAACTTCTGAACGTAGTTTCCAAGACGAGCGCGGCCACTGAACTTGTCAGTGAAAGAAGTAACGTCAGCTCCTTCAGCAACACCGTCCGTGCTGGGGTCTGAAAGAGAATCCACTGTCCATTCATGGAACGTGCCAGATGCGCGAGTTTTTGATAATGATGACAGGACGGGAGTTTCCTCGGGAGCCAAGATGGTTAGAACATCGCTAAGATCTTCGCGGTTGGAAACAGCCGAACCCGGATTAGTAGTATCGTATGTATTTGATAGTGCCATTGTAAGGTGTTAGGTTATGTGAAGTCACGCGACCAGCGCGCTTCTCTTAGTTTCTGGAAGTCGTCTTTATTCCCAGACTCCCTAAACCGTTTAGTCAGATCCTTCAGGGCTTTGGACGAATTGTCCTCGGACTTATCGGACTTGGCCAATGTCGGCGACGGACTCTTTGGAGGCATGGGCTTGAATGCGTCTTGCGCATTTGTGGATGGCTTAGACTTGCCGCCATACATGCTATTGACCGAATGGGCCAATAGGTAGGGCAACTGCCAGCTCAAATCAGGATTTTGCTCATATGCCTTCTGGAAGGCAGGCTGACTGGCAAGCTGCACAAACTGCTTAGCCTGCTCGCTTTCCTTGTCGCCTAGCCACTTGAACTCCTTCATGGCTTTCTTGCCATATTCCTGACGCAGCCTGGTTGCATCCTCCACTTTCTTCACCTTCCGAAATTGGTCTGGAAGGTATTTATCACGAGACTTCCTGGCTTGTTTCAGCGCTTCGCGGACCTGGGCCTTCGTCATGGCCTGCCCATTCGACTCAGTGACCTCCTCATCGGGGCCATAGTCGGCAGACTCGAATAAGACATCCTCCGCCCATTCAATCACATCGTTGATCTCCTTGGCCTTATTCTGGATGTCCTGGACGGTTTTCAGGTCGTCGTAGGGATTGTTCTCGATGTCGGAAGTGGATGAAAGCACCTGCTCCTGCTGGGCCTTCAAACTATCCTCAAGCTCTCTTGCCTTCTCTTCCGCAGCCTTCGCCCTCGCGGTGAGTTGACCAAAACGATCAACGGCCCGGCTAGACAATGCCTCGGAAATCCGCTTTATTTCCGCCTCAGACAAATTGTCTAAGTCGATATTTGAAAGAACATCTGATTGACTTTGCTCCTCTTCTTCTTGAGGTTGGGACTCAGTCTCAACTTCTTCAGAAATGGAACTTGGTTCAGGTGATGGAGGAGCAGCTTGCTCTTCCAGTTGCCTGGAGCGTCTCATTTGAAAATCAGACGCAGATATATTGCCGTTTTCCGCTGTGTTTTCAGAGGCATCAGCGATCGCCTCGACTACTTCACTCATGTGTATATGCTGTTTCCGCTTATTACGCCTAGCGATGGCGAGGGCGTGATTATATCACGCAAAACAGCTCATTCCACATGGTCAGCCCATTTTTTTAGCAAAACCTCGTAATTGGCATCCTGGAGGATGTCGTCATACGCCGATATTTCCCCCGAGATTTGCATCACCTGTTCTGGCGAAGATCCGCGCAGCCGGGCTATGGCATCCTCCCTGCGCTGCTTGACAACATTTATGAAGCGAGCGAAATGCTCGTATCGGGACAATGCCTTTACATCATCTTCCAGGGGCATTACTGCTGCATGTTCTGGGTTTGCACCTGCCCCATCCGGGCTGGTTGCGTACCAATTCTGCCTATTTGCGCGTTCTGAGCTTGCTGAATAGCGAACTGATACTGTCCCGCATACTTCTGAAGACGGGCGGCAAAAGCCTCATCTTGCTGCAAACGCTGCTGAATATCCGGTTGCTGCGTATACTGCTGAATGATTTGTAGAGCAGCTTGCGCGCCATTCGGACGAGCCGGGATCTCAATTCCTGCATATATTTTGGATAGGTCATCTGTAATATCTTTGAGCATTTGGTCCTGAGCCGCTTCAATGGGCCTCATTACGCCATCCGCCAATACCGGATCGATGGAAGAAGCTATGACGGATAAGAGCTTATCCATGTCTATGCGGCCATTTCGGTCCATCTGGACCAAGGAAAGCAGTTGGTTGAGCTTCGCCTCCTGCTTCTCTCCATCGGCATTGAGAACATCGAAGCTAATGGTCACATCGAAGTTTTCATCCGGGTTGCCCTTGCTAAACATCTGGGGATCGGGTACGCCCGTTACGTTGAAGAAGATGCGATCGGGGCCAAAGCGCTGGAAGTTGCGATAGCACATCGCTATCACTTCCGCCATATGCTGCAAATATTTGTCTACCAAAAACTGGCGGCGGATTCCAGACAATGGGGATTCCTCGTCAAGCCCGACCATGCGATCGGCTTGGGCTTGGAGGCTGTTCTCCATTTCCACGGATCCGGGATTGAACCCAGGCCCCTGCATAAACCTTATTTCCCCAGCCCTCACTTCCGGGATGAAACGGCCCGGCCCAATCTCCTCGGGCTTGCGGCCTTTCGGGTGCGTAACGGCAGGAAGGGTGGACAAACTATTGCTATCAATGCGGCTATCCCGCTCCACCTTCACCTGACTCTGTATCCCACGCAGGAGCGATGGGACAGTCATGGTGTCGTATAAGCGCTTCGTGTCCTCGCTGAAGCGGGTAACGACAACAGGATAGTCCTCGTACCCGTTAAGCAGCTCGAATTTGGCATAGCCGGGTATGCCTAGCCCTTCGTCGCCAGAAAAAGATTCGTGGAACACTGTCTCATAGATCCCTTCCGACCCGTCGGCCTCATCGATCAATCTCTGGTATCCATGTATTATTTCGACTAGTTCCTCGGCCTCGTAAGCATCGTCAGTTATTGATATGCTACGCCTTCCCTCCTGTTCCCTCTCCAAGGAGTTTATGTTTACTCCAGAGAAATTAGAGACGACGTGTTCCACGAAATTCCTATCCCACCCATCGGTAACCACCTTGTTCTGCAATTCCTGGGCAGTGTAGTAGGTGCGCCAAAAGCAATATGGCGCCCGCTGCGGGTCTGTGACATACGCTGGGAATATGAAATCCCCATCTGGAGCCAATGTCTTAACCTCGGGGGCATTGATTTGCCTCCTCACCGTAGGCACTTCAGCCACTCCAAACTGTCGCAAATCCTTCAAGGCTTTCTTCGCATTGGCCTTAGTCACCTTGATGACGGCCTGCATTTGAAGGACCACCTCCTCATCTTGGGCGCCGTCCAATATCATCTGGGCCAAGTTGGGATCGGCAGCGAATATACGCTGGATGTCAAATTTTTGCTTGAAGGTGCGATCTTCCATCAGCCACCCGCAATAGGTGATCATCATGCCTCGCTCCAGAAAATAGTTGGCGGCCAGTTCCGCCTCGCGCTTGAAGCGCGGAATGTACCCCGAGGTGGTCATCCACTTCAGGAAATTGCTTACCACCTTAGCTCTCGGAACATCGGCCACTTCCACAGGGAAAGCCTGGATGTTCGCCCGGTTCAGGGCGGACATGAACAAGGATACTAGACGGGTAACGCGCTCATCGATGACATGGCTCTCCAAGTCCGAAGCTCCATCCCACGGGAAGGCGTCAGAGCCATGCTTGCGCAAGTCCCTGCTCTTCCCCGGCCACCAATTGCGCCTATCATCATAAGATGTTCGGCACAAATCATAGTAGGATTCTAGCTCAGTGTCGGTGGTTTGGTATGCTTGACGCAAAGCCTGTATGTCTGGCTCCTTGCCAACATATGTAATGGCCTTGGAATAGTCGTTTTCCATGTTAGATGTGTTTCGCTTTCTCGCACACCCGATCAATGATCACTTGGGTGTAATTTTTATTGACGCCTATTCTATCACAGAAATCGCCAGGTTCCATAACCGCATCCCAATTTCCCGTAGCGAACGCCCTCCAGACCTCCCAGCCAAGGAGCCTGTCAATTTGTTCCGACTGCCATCGGCGACACAGCACCAAGCCATCAAGCCGCCGCTCTTCGGTATCTGTAAGACGTGCCGCTAACATCCTGTATAGCCTCTATCAGTATTTCCTTGCCGACTAGCCTCTTGCCCAATTTCTTGGGAACCAATACAGGCACCTTCATCTCGGCCTCGCGGATGTACGCATACACATACTTCTTGTTCGGGGCCACCTTGATAACATGGCCCTTGTAGTGGGCAGGAGTGGCCTCGGGTACATCGATGGCCTCAGCCAATATCTCTTGGCCCTCTTCGCTGATCCAGGTGTTCTTGCCTACGCCCTTCATCATATCGTCGGAAAGCTTCTCCTTGGCCAAAGCCAATAAGGCATCCCATTCATAATGGCCTTCCCGGGCCAATTCGCTTAGTCTTATCTTCATCTAATATCCTCCCATAGCCCGACGAGTGACAGCCAAATCGCGAGCGGTTACATGGACTGGGCCTTCCCCGGCATTCGCCATTCGCAAATAGCGTATGGCGTCGAAGAAGTCCTTTAAGGGTTCGTCCATTTTCCCCTTCGAGTTGTAGTTGATGAGGCTGTCGATCAGGTTGCGACAACTCTCGTGAATGTAGCATCTGGGCCGATTGGCCGCATCAATGGGTTCATTCGGGTTGTAATTGAACCACTCGTCCAATGCGGACAACCCCACCTCCTCCATCCTGCCATCGGACGGAACGAATATAAAGCCATGCTCCTCGAAGGACATAAAGAGGTCCTCGTTGTTCTCATTCTCCTTGGCAAAGAACCTGGAGTCGCCAATGCGTTCAAAAACCTCTACGCCAAGGTCATGTTCAATTTCCTTGAATAAATCGACATATCCCTTCACGCTCAACCCGATCTTCTTGGAAGCCGGGCCATACCTCCACTTCGGATCCCCGAAATCGGCCCATTCGCCATACGTCTCCCAATCGGGCCACTCCCGGCAGATGTACACATTGTCGCGCTCATCAACAGCGGCCCAGATGGAGACGTAGTTTCTGGCGCCAGCAGGATCCACCACCTGATACACAGTGAAACGAGCCTTGCTGGAGACGTCGGGAAATTTCATCCCGTACTTGTTCTCCTTCTTGTCGCTCAAGACATTCACCTCCGTATTGAAGAGAGGAAGGAGGGAAGTCATGCTTTTCACCGGAACCCCATACGCCCGGACCAGTATTTCCTCCTCGGGCCTGCCCCTCAAATCCTTGGCTATACGCTCATACCCCCCGAAAGGGTTTTCATCGGAATGCAAATAGACCACAGAAGCATCCCTAGAGGGGCTGTATTGACGCACAGGGACTTCCCGGCCACCAAGGAGGGCCGCGCCCCTAGTCTCCAATGTCTCGACGTTCTTGAGGTAGTCGGAGATGAATGGAGTGTAGCCATCTATAGGGGTAAACCCTACGCCCATTACAGCATCTCGGGTGGCTAAACGAAACCTGAGCGTGTTGACCAGCGTAGCGTCACCCAAATATTCATCCAGCCATGCCCCAATGTTGATGCCCACCGGGTCTGGAAACCCATATTCGAAGCCCTCAAGGATGGTCTGGTTGTTGCTAAACTGGGTGTATGTCTTAAAATCGACACGGGTACGGGTGTCTGGAAATATAAAACTCTTGCCAGTGAAGCCATTCTGCATGGAGAAGTTGATGTAGCCATCAATGCTCTTTGTCTTCTTCTTCATCTCCCTAGGCATCATCTCCCATATGGCAGCTTGCTGCACCTTGATGGAGGTGTCCTCATTCTGGCTAAAGCATACCACATGTCCATCCTTGCTCTCAGTGACGGCCTCCATCACTATCTTCGCAAAGCCAGTGGTCTTGCCAGACCTGTTCCCCCCGAGAACTAAACACTCATTGTAGGCGAGCAGTCCCTTGCGGATGCGTTCCCAACCCGGCAAGTCAAATCCATACCTTATGGGATCGGCGATACTGGCCTCTATGCGGCCCTCATGGGCCTTATGCAGCTGTTTGAGCAGCGGGAGGTTGTTCTCGTATAGCCAAACGATCTCCTCCGCTGTAGGAGCCTCTAGGAAGGGGTGTTCCGTAAAGCTAATCATCTATCCAATCAATGTTCCTAAGCTCTTGTTGAGACTTCTTCGCAACAAGGGCCAATAGGACAGCCAGGTTTTCCTGGAAATGCTCCTTGTCCACCTTGTTGAAAATGTCATATTCGAAGCCATGCTCAGTGATGGATGCCACCAATACCGTCTGCCAGTCGGGGACAATGGTATCCAAAGACCGCTGGACGAGCTGGCTGTTTGCGTTCATATTACTCAATGATTCTTCTTATTTTGCGCCTGATTGGCGGAGACTGGAAAGGAGTGTTGCCAATGGAGGTACCGACAGGAGTCGAACCTGCAACCGTCTGAGTACAAATCAGATGCTCTACCAATTGAGCTACAGTACCATTGGAGGAAGCGGGAATTGCACCCGCGTCCGAAAACATCTCTACTTTCGTCGAATCTGTGTTTCCCCCGAAAATTCGCTCCCAGCCCCGATCGGTAGTCCCGATTACATGAGTCCCGATCGGTAGTCCTGTCCTACTACCCTTCCCGTTCATCTACCACCTCCGCAGGTATGGCCTCCTTGCTCATCTGGTTGCGAGCCTGCTCCATGAGCTTCTTGTAGTCGTCATCCGTCCACACCTTCTCCTCGCGGCTGATACTCGTTGCTTCCCCCCGAGCCAGCATGGCCTCCCGGCTACTGTTGGCCTTGGCAATGGAGATGTCCTTGATGTCCTTGAAGGTGGGCTTTAGCTCGCCGCTATCCATGCCTTGGCGAACACTCTCAATCATGTCCTCCTCCAGACTAGTGATGTTCAGGTAGGAGTAGGAGGCTAGCTTGCCCCCGAGTTCACGCCATTTGCCCAGCTGGTCAGCATAGGTGGAGATGATCCGTATCACCGTGGATCGGTCGTACCCACACTTATTCACCAAGTAGGTTTGGGACTTGCCCTGGGCATGGAGGAAAAGGATGGTGGCAGCCTTCTGCGGATCATACCGCTCTAGCAGCTTAACGTGCGGAGGAGCGGCAGCTTCAGCCCTGCGAAGCTCTTCTTCAATGGATGCTAGCAACTCGCGCTTTACAACTGCCTTATCGTCCTCCATGGTGGAAGAATAGCAAAACGGAGCCTTGGAGTCAACAATTTTTCGAAGGGCAGTTTATGAGTAGTAGCCACCGCGTCTTGCGGGGGTTTACCCCCCCCTCCCTGCGAATGTTGGCTCGTGACTGTGTTTGGTTGTGACGGGGTGAATTGGGCCGCGAAGCGGAAGGTATGAGCGAAGCGAACCTGTAACGAGCGAAGCGAGTTCTGTTTTTTCCGGCGCAGCGAGCGAAGCGCAGACTGCGACGGCGATTTTTTGGGGCCGGTCCGAGTAGCGGTTGCGCGTGGGCTGCGCTTTTGCTTTTTGTTGAGGGATGAATCGGGGCCGGGTTTGCCGATGAAAAAAGGGCGACCCGGTGCAGGGTCGCCCTTGGTGTTGTCGCTGCAATGGCCGTCAATATCCGGCCGCAATTAGGTAAGCTATGAGTATGGCGGCGGTTACCATTGCTAAAAATACGATTATGGCCGCCGCTTGCTCCTCCTCTGGCGTGCGCCTCATAGCTCCTGGTCCGCGATGTAATGCTCTGCCAACTCGCGCCAATTGACCTTTACGAGGCCAACAAAGTTGCGAGATATTGAGTTGCGCGGAAGCTCGTTGCCTATCTCGGCCCACACGTAGTCTTTGATGAGGTCCGCCAGCGTATCCCGGTCCGGCTCCTGGAATGTTGAGGCGATGGTGTCGCCCCAATGGAGGTTAACTAGCCAAGTTGCGCGGTTGGTCCATCCGCTGTAGGTGTGTGTCATACTTCGTCTCCTTCCTCGGGCGGTAATGCGGAGACGGGACCGCAAATTTTTACTGCGTCCCTGATACGTTTCAGAACGTCTTCGAGGGTTTGCTCTCGCGTCATCTGCTCGATTCGCTTTTGGAGCGATTCGATCGCCTGTTTGCGGGTTTTCCCGGTGCCGGCGCCTACTGTGCGTCCGCTTTCAAGCTCAGAGCAGATCCAATAGGCGGGCCGGTAGGCGGGCGTCCGCCGATCGACTCCCCAGCGGATCCCGTGCATCTCAAAAACGTAGCCGGCAACCTCGCGTCGATGCTGTGGTGCAACGGCTATGTTATAATGTTGTTTAGTCATCTTCATCGTTTATTTTTCCCTTGGTTAGTTAGAGTTTTGCGATACGCCCTATCCGGGATACCCTATGGGTATATTTTCCGCTCTCCCGAGCGGCCTTGATGGCCGCTCGCTCGGAGGCGTAGCCATAGCCGGACTCATCGAGGTAGGGAGCGCTATCGTCTGTTATGTACCACCGGCCCGTCAGGGCCTCGTGTATGTTTGCTACACGTTTATCGCTCATCGCTTGTTTCCCTCCCGGGCCGGCAACATTATTGGCGGTGCCGGCGTCCGCGTTGTCTGTGTTGTTAGTCATCGGCAATATAATAGCATCCCGGCCGCATTTTGTCTATTAGCAATGTTACCTTTTTTTTCTAGGTATTTCTACTTAGTTGCTTAGGTAGTTTGGGTGGGTACGTAGGTGTAGGTAATTTTACCTCAGTAAAAATACCTAGCCAGATTTGGTCCGAAGGACCAACACCCCAACTGGGGCCGCTAGGGGAGTGTGCCTAACCTAAGGGAGTGTGCTTCAAGGATACGGAAAGAAATAAATACTTTTTTCCGTTGCTTCCTCGGAAGCGAGGCGCTTTCTCGGACGCAAGGCGTTTTCTAGGAAGCGAGGCGCTTTCTAGGAAGCGCCTTATTGTAAAGCAAAAAAAAGCGGAGAAAAGTTTGACATGTGGGGGAGTGTGCCTAGGTTGGAGGGGATGACTAACCACTACATTGATAGTTTTGGGGGCAGATGGGCCTTCGAATATGACACGTGGGATGGGTCCGTAGAAATCACGGATGTCCATCTAAACGGGATCCAAATCCCCGGCGAAATGATTGCCGAGGAATGGCTCAAGAAGCAGGAGGACCGTATTGAATGCGCGGCGTTTGGGTAGCCAGTACGCTCTTGACCGGATCCCTTGGTCCTGCGGAAGCCCTACTCGCCGGGTACATCGGCGGGTGGCCGGATGGGTGCTTCGCGTCCAATTTGCGTATCGCCGAGGATATTGGCGTCTCCGAGCATTACGTCCAGATGCTGATATCTAGGCTTGTAAAGCGAGGCGTCATCCACAGGGTGGGACGCAATAAGACCCGCAAAATGCGCCTATCCAAAAAGTATTTGACTGACACTATAGTATCAGGCTAATGACACTATACTGTCACATATAACATAGATAACATATAACTAAGTAACTAATAGTAATAATGACTAACAGAGATAATGATATTGGTTTAGCGTCAGAGGTGTCTGACGCTTTCGGCTCCGCCGTTCAGCCCGCCCTCGGCGGAACATTCAAAATATTCCCTCCATCCTATCAACACTTCGTTCCCCAGGTGCCTGGCGACTCAGGGTATACCCTTAGTAAGATGGAATACCTCTATATGGAGGAGATGGGGCGGCTCGAAAATGAGCCAACGCCGGAGCAAGTGGATGAGTTGTTCCACGCATTAGGAGGGAGCTTCAAATAATGAAATACGTCACAGAAGAACTATCAGATCGATATATCAGGGACGCCGTCTTGGCTGGGTTCTCCCTAATCAAATCCCACGCGTCCAACCTGACATGCGACCCAAAGGTCCCGGAAGATATCCGCAAGGCGCTGGTGGAATCCGCCAATGTTATCGTCGATGAAATTATTGACGGTTCGCTCGATTGGCTGGAGGTCCACGGCGACGAGTTTATTGAAAAAATCAAGGTGTCCACCGCCGAAATGATGAAGGAGAGAGCCAAAAATGACTAGTCACAAAAACAGGTGGTGTTTTGGCTGGATCTTCGATCGGCGCGAAGGCGCCGCCAAACCGATCCCGTATAGGGATCAGGGATCGCTAATAGAAGCCGCGAATGAAGTGTTGCAAGCCACGCACGCGCATGGTGAACTCATCGCCTTCACGTGGACGCCGCCCTTTGGCCGGAAGCTCTCCGCGCCTGAAGTGGATGCTCGCATCGACAAATATTATTGGGAAGAATAACTATGGACATTGGAGCATACCTAACATTCCGCCACAACAATCGCCTGCTTTGCGGTCAGGTGGCGCGACTAAGGAAAACAGCCGATAGTCCCGAGGACTGGAAGCTCGAAGTGCGTGGCCGTTCGGGCCGCTCGCTCATATTGGAGAGCTACATCGAGAGCGGATGTATGCTCTGGCCCAATTGGGAGCATTGCGATTTGTATATCAAAGGCGGGTGGGAAGCCTTGGCTGATGCCGGGTTTGTTCGCGCCTACTATTTCGACGCTGCAGCCGCCCGGGAGCGGGATCGGAAGGATAGGCTCGCTCGGAAGCCGAGCATGGTGAAGGAGGATCAGAAGTACAATGACGCCCGATGACCTAAACAAGCACCTCAGCCAGCACATCGATGTTGTGATGAAAACCTATTTCCCCAATGCCAAGCGTCGGGGATCCAGCTACTCCATGGGCGATCTGGATGGTGGCGAAGGCCAATCCACCGGAGTGTATCCCGGCAGGGGAGGCATCTATCTAGCCAAGGACAAGTCCACCGGGGAATCCACGAACATCCTCAAGCTAGTCATGAGGCAGGTGGGCAACTACCACGCCACCCAGGCTGAAATAAAGGCATTGCTAGGCATCACGGATGTGCAGACGGTGGCTGCTGCGCCTAAGCCCGAGACTCCCAAGGTGCGGGTGAAGCCACTGACAGGATCCTGGGCCATGGATTATCTGACTAACAATCGGGGACTGTCCACCGCCACTCTGCGAAAATACGAGGTGAGGAGCCATAGCCGCAATAGCAGCTACAATACGGATTTTTACGCATTCAAGTTTGTGTCCCCCGATGGGGACTATGTCATGCTCAAGAGCGTGGGCATCCATAAGGACGAAAAGGGCAGGAAGGACATATGGTCAACAGCGGCCTATGCCACCCTATGGGGATGGCCCACGGTGGATGACGATGTTGATCAGATAACCATCTGCGAGGGCGAGATTGACGCTATGTCGCTCTGCGATATGGGCGCCGATATGCCTGTATTGTCCGTCCCAAGCGGATGCTCGAATATGGGCTGGATCGAGAATGACTATGAAGCATTGGAGCGATTTGAAACCATCTATCTATGTTTCGACAATGACGAGGCCGGGGAGAAGGCTGCAAGCGAAGTGGCGAAGCGTTTGGGTTTCGCGCGCTGCAAGCGTCTGCGGGTCCCGTCTCCCCACAATGATCTCAATGATCTGCTGCTATCAGGCGAGGGGATGGGGCCATTGTATGAAAACGCCGAATCATACGACCCAAAGACCCTAAAGCCCGTTGATGGGATGGCTGCGGAACTCGCTGAAGAGATAGATCGCTATCAACAAGAGAATGAACACAACCCATTCTTGTTTCCAGAACTCAAATACAGGTTCAGGAAGGGCGAGTTAAACATTGTAAGTGGATATCCAGGACACGGGAAAAGCCAATGGCTTTACCAAAGCTGTATGCATGAGATGCTAAATAATGACCGCCGCGCTTGCATTGCTTCTTTTGAGATACCTAGTAAGTCCATGCTGTTCAACATGTTATGGATGCATAATGGACATATGCCAAGGGAAGATAGTATCCAGTCCGACCTTACGCAGTTTCAAGATAGGCTATGGTTTATCGAAGGAATGGAGGGTGGAACAAATAGCTGGGAATCTTTGCGCCAAGATTTTCTGTATGCACATCGTCGATACGGTGTTGATTTGTTCGTCATCGATGCCCTAATGCATATAGCGGCGAAGGATGATTGGGGCGGGCAGGAACGCATTGCGAAGGAGACGGCGAAATTCGCCATCGATAATGATGTCACCGTATTGCTTGTCTGCCATGCCGACGCGAAGAAAGCCGGGTCTGGGCAAATACCGGAACTGGAGGATATATTGGGCGGCCAAGGCATTGGGGCCGCAGCCCACTGCGTTGTAATTATCTGGCGCAACAAAGCCAAAGAGAAGGCCATTGAAGCCGGGGAGGATGTCTCGGACGAGATGCCGGATGGTCGGATGTATGTCCCGAAACAACGGGCCAATGGCGTTACGATTTATCGCGATTTATGGTTTGACAAACAGCGTCGAACCTTTTCACTGGAACCGAAACCTAACCTGGGAGTGGATCTCCCGTTTTAAATACTATGATCACAGTAACTAGCAGAAAACGCCTAGGGGATCCCTGGGAAAGCAAACAGGGAAACACCTTTTTCCCTTTCGTCGTCAACTTGTCTGACGGCACGACAGTGATGGCCAATGGGTCGTCCGAAGACCCATGGTGGAGGGAGGGAACGCCCGTTGTCTTCAAGGATTCGGGCAACCGCACCGCCAAGGGGCTGCCCAAGGGCGGCTTCGATAAGCCAATGGGTGTAGCGACCCCGGCATCCAATCATTCTCGTGTAGCCCACGGCGAGCGGGAAATTGGGATGAGGGTAGGGATGTCGATCAACAACGCATGTTCGCTTCTCAGCGGCACCAAGCTCAAAGGCGCCGAGTTCGAGAAGGAGCTGGAAGCTTTGGCTCGCTCGATATATGCGGTCGCTGAACGCATCACGGCCAACCCCGCAGGAGAAACCGTTGACGTCCAGGCGCCAGCCGCCGAAGCAGACGAAGAGGTGCCATTCTAAGATGCACATCTACCGCCGATACAAGAATGGGTCGATAAGGCTGCTGAAAACAGTCGATACGCTCGCCAAGATGCGTAAGGCGAAGGGTGAGCTTGCGGTGTCTATCACGACCAAACTCGGGATAGCGCCCAGCCCATTTCTTGATCGGTGGCGGATGGAAAAGATTTATCATATCACCCGCTCCAATCCCGGGCTGTCGTTCGACGATGTCGAGCGGCAGTCTTGGGGGATGCGAACTGACTTGGATGGGTCATTGGTAGAGAGCAGCGTATTTGGCACGAGAGTGCATGCCGAAATCGAACAGGCCATATTGCATTACATGGATGGCGCTGATTACCACAGCGAGTATGCCTCATACTACCGGCCATTCCTGAAATGGATGGCCGAAAACTATGTCTATCCCACAGCCGCAGAGCGTATGATATTTGATGCCGACCTCATGCTGGCTGGCACTATGGACCTCATTGCCGAGAAGGATGGACAGGTATGCGTATTCGATTTTAAGACGAGGGAATGCAGGGGCGCGGACCCGAAAACCAAGACCTATCCCAAGGATGCCATGCAGCTAGCCATTGGCGCTGATATCATTAAGCGCCAGATAGGAGCTGATTACAATTTGCCCATATACTCCGTGATCATCGATGCCGGAACATGCCAGACTGGCGTGAAACGGTGGACCGAAAAGGCCCAGATGAAATACTTGAAAAAGGCTCTGGCTACCAACCATTACTACAACGTAATGAACGATTTGTATTGAAGAGGATACTATAGACTATGATTGATTTAGTTGGAGAGAGACTCAAGAAACTCGCAAATAGGTATGCCGACTTAGGCCCAGGCGTAAATGATTTGGCGATTTTTTTAATAGATGGCAAATGGACCGTCATGCTGGGGAATGACTCCCCCGTAATGCTAGGCGAGTTTGATGGGGAGATCAAATACATTGTTCATTGCATAGCAAAGGATTTGCTAGAAGTTAGGGATGCGATCCAAGAGGGCCGAGATTTGGCCTACGAGGACGCTGAACCATTCTAGCATTGTTGGTTATTGGTTAAACCTGCGGGGGCTTCGGCCCCCGCTTTATACAAATGAGAATTGAATTGCATTTTAATCTACCCGAGGAGGAGCCAGAACTAAAAGCCGCATTGAAAGGAGCGGAATACCTTGGCCGATTGCAGGAGATAGACAACTACGCAAGGAGTTTAATCAAGCACGGCAATATGCCAGAAGAATTTGAAGAGAAGCTACAGGAGATCCGCAATTTAGTCGGGGATATATGGGACTACTAATGGAGGACCAGAAACATGAACGATGAAAAGATTTGGATTGTAACCGAATGGAATGAAAAAGAGGATCAGGTGAAAGACCCGATAAATACTACAACGCCTTTGTGGGTTAGTACCATAATGAAAAATAAAAAGTACCATAATGAAAAATAAAAAATATATTCTCATCAACAACGAAACCCTTAAAGATGGGAGCAAAACTCTTTATCGTATTAAGGCGATTAAGGATTTCGGACATGTAAAAACGGGCGATCTTGGAGGATTCGTTGAATCCGAAAAGAATCTAAGTCATTATGGCAAAGCTTGGGTCTATGACAACGCTAAGGTCTATGACAACGCTCTGGTCTCTGACAACGCTGAGGTCTATGGCAACGCTGAGGTCTATGACAACGCTGAGGTCTCTGACAACGCTGAGGTCTATGACAACGCTGAGGTCTTTGACAACGCTCGGATCTTTGACAACGCTCGGATCTTTGACAACGCTCGGATCTTTGACAACGCTGAGGTCTTTGGCACCACTCGGGTCTCTGGCGACGCTAAGGTCTATGGCAACGCTGAGGTCTATGACAACGCTCTGGTCTTTGGCGACGCTGAGGTCTCTGGCGACGCTAAGGTCTATCGCGACGCTAAGGTCTATGGCGACGCTAAGGTCTATGGCAACGCTCTGGTCTTTGACAACGCTGAGGTCTCTGGCGACGCTAAGGTCTATGGCAACGCTGAGGTCTCTGACAACGCTCTGGTCTTTGACAACGCTGAGGTCTATGGCAACGCTGAGGTCTTTGACAACGCTGAGGTCTATGGCACCACTCGGGTCTTTGGCAAGGCTCGGGTCTATGGCAACGCTCTGATCTCTGGCGATGCTAAGGTCTATGGCAACGATTAGGTGAAAGACCCGATAGAGAAGGAGAACAATTGCACGGTAACACACAG